TCGGCTACATCCCGAACGATCAGGTCGTCGGGGTCTCGAAGCTTGCCCGTCTCGTCGAGGTCTACTCTCGACGGCTACAGATTCAGGAGAGGATGACCGCCGAGATCGCGGCGACCCTGAACGAGGCGATCTCGCCGAAGGGTGTTGCCGTGCGAGTCGAGGGCGTTCATCTGTGCATGGTGGCGCGTGGGGTCAAGCAGAAGCAGGCTCGGATGATCACTCAGGCCGTCCATGGGGTTTTCCGTGAGGACGGTCGGGCCCGAGCCGAGTTCACGACAGCGATCGGGGGCTGACATGAATCGAGCGATCGTGTTGCTATCGGGGGGACTGGACTCTGCCGTCTGTCTCTTCGACACCGTCTATTCGGGCGAGTTCAGCCACATCGACGCCCTGAGCTTCGACTACGGTCAGAGACACAGGCAGGAGATCACGAGGGCAGAGGGGATCGTCGAGACGGCGAAGTCGTTTCGGGGGGCCGAGATCGTTCATACAATCATCGAGGCCCCGCGATTCCCGGTGTGGTCTGCTCTGACCCACGGCGGGGACCTCAAGTCGAAGACAGCGAGGAATCCGCGTCTGCCGGCATCGTTCGTTCCCGGTCGGAATCTCCTGTTGATCACTCTGGCGGCGATGTTCGGCTACGACCGACGGGCGTCGGTCGTGATCATCGGGGCGAACGAGATCGACTTCTCGGGATACCCTGACTGCCGTCAAGGGACACTCCGTCTCGTCGAGGCGGCGATTCGGACGGGCTTCGACTGGCCTGATTTCGTGGTCCGAGCCCCTCTGATCAGAATGTCAAAGGCGTCGATCTTCGAGCGAGCTGAGATGCTCGGCGTCCTCGACTTCGTCGTCGCCTCGACTCTGTCGTGCTACGAGGGTGACGAGACCGCGCATCCGTGGGGTCACGGCTGCGGTCTCTGTCCCTCGTGTCGGATCAGAGCTGCCGGTTGGCATGAGTTCAGGAAGGCGCATCCCGTCGTAGCGAGAGAGCCGTGAGGGACGGCGTCAGGCGTGAGGGTCTTACCCTGGCTGACCCCGATCGGGCAGATCGTCGACTGTCGCTGCGGTCGGTTGACGATCGAGACATCGACGGCGGTCGATGGTCGGGGCGACCCTCACGCGATCGGAGGCGAATCTGATGATTGTCTACTTCGCCGGGAACTCGATCGACACCGACATCCCTCTGAGACGGGTCGGGATTCACTACCGGATCGCGAGCTTCTACGACATCGACAGAGGACAACAGGACCTCGATGTGCTTCACGACTATCGGCACGTCATCGTCGACTCGGGTCTCTTCGCCCTGATGTTCGGCGCGGGGGCTGGCGAGGTCACCGACGAGGCCGGGGCCCGGAGGTGGATGCTACGCTACGTCGACTACATCAGGTCGTGTTCCCTCAGACGACCGACGTTCGTCGAGGTCGACTCTCAGTGTCTCATCGGATCGGACGCGACGTGGGAGCTTCGACGGGAGTTCCGATCGCTCGTCGGTCCCGACGTCGACGTGATGAACGTCTATCACTTGCCCGACGGCAATCCCGACGATCTGATCGACTACGCCGACTACATCGGGGTCGGGATGCCCGAGCTATCGCGGTCGCTATCGAGAGCAGAGCGACATCGCGTCGTCGCCTACATCGCTAGGAAGGCGAGCGCGAAGGGCAAACGGGTTCATCTGCTCGGGACCGCGGAGGTCCGCTACCTTCGGGACTTCTCGTTCTGCACGTCGTGTGACACGTCGATCTGGCTCAACGTCGCACGCTTCGGGCAGCTCAGGATCCCCGAGTTCGGGACGGTGAAATATCCCGGCGCGATCAAAGGCGAGAGACGTTGGGAGTGTCTCTGTGCCTCGGCTCGTATGGTCAGATCACTAGCTCAGAAGTATGCGGGGGACCAGCGATGACAGGTGGCGAGTGGCTCGACATTCCTCTCGGTCAGCTTGCACGGGCCGACTGGAACTACAAGCAGGACGACGAGGTCATGGAGGCCCGTCTGCTAGAGAACATGAGGCGCAGCGGTCAGATCGAGAATCTCGTCGTCAGACGTCTCGGGCCCGATCACTACGAGGTCATCAACGGGAATCACCGACTGCCCGTGATGACCGAGCTTGGGATCGACCCCGCGAGATGTTTCTGCGTGGGCGAGATCAGTCAGGACGAGGCCGTGCGGCTGGCGATCGAGCTGAACGAGACGCGATTCGCTACCGACCCTCTCAGACTGGCGGCGAGGCTCGAGGAACTGACAGAGGCGTTCGGTCGTGAGGACCTCTTGACGACCCTTCCGTTCATGGACTTCCAGCTCGACGCCTACGCCGATCTCGGCCGAGAGACCGAGTGGCACGACCCCGTCGAGAAGCAACGGGACGGCGAAGACGCCGCAGACGGTTCGGTTCCGTGTCCTCTCTGCAAGGGCACGGGGCGAGTCCGACCCGAGGAAGCAGAGATCGAAAGCGATTCTGAGGACGAGTAGACATGGCGACGGCAGCGGCAGGCGACCTCTTGTCTCAACGCGCATACGCCCGACACCGAGGCGTGTCGCACACTGCCGTTCAGAAGGCGATCAGGGACGGTCGCCTCTCGAAGGCGATCGTCAAGGGCAAGATCGACCCGACGATCGCTGATGAAGAGTGGGAGCTGAACACTGATCCTAGCACGTCGAGCAACAGCGTCACGGGCGATCCCGGGAACGCCGTGCCAGCGAAGAGGCGTCGGGGGAAGGCCCCGCCCATGCCGATGGACCTCGACGGTGCGAAGGGTCGATCAGCGAAGGGCGGCGGGGGCAACGGCGACGGGGGCAACGGCGAAGCCCATGATACCAGCTACTCGACTGCGAGAACGGCCCGCGAGGTCTACAACGCACAGCTCGCCAAGCTCAAACTCGATGAGCAGCTCGGGATTCTCGTCAAAGCAGACGACGTCAGGGTCGCCGCCTACAACGAGGCGAAGAGGGCGAGAGATCAGCTCGTCGCGATGCCGGCCCGAGTCGCCCCGATGATCGCAGCGATCACCGACGCAAGTGAGGTCCTCAGAATCCTCGAGGATGAGATCGAAGCCATCTGCCGGGAGCTGAGTGGTGCCAAGCGCGGTTGAAGTCTTCACCGAATCGTATCGGTCAGCGTGGACGCCGGAGCCGCGTCTGAACGTGAGCGAATGGGCCGATCGGTTTCGTGTTCTCGCCAACCGTGCGGGTCACGCCCCCGTCAGATGGAAGTCTTCGACGACGCCCTATACGCGAGAGATCATGGACGCGCTGGGCCCCCGCTCGCCGGCGCGTCGTGTCGTCTTCATGTCGGGCACTCAGCTCTCGAAGACCGAGACGGGCCTGAACTGGCTCGGCTTCATCATGGACCAGTCGCCGGGGCCCATCCTCGTTCTTCGACCGACGGTCGACGAGGCGCGGCGATTCAGTCGTCAGCGGCTCGATCCGATGATCTCGACGACGCCCGTTCTGTCTGATCTGATCAAACCGGCGAGGTCTCGGGAGGGCGGGAACACGCTGTTGATCAAGGAGTTCCCCGGCGGCGTTCTCTTCCTGACCGGCTCAAACTCAGCGACCGGGGTCAAGTCGATGCCGATTCGCTGGCTCTTCTGCGATGAGATCGACGAATATCCCGGCGATGTGGACGGGCAGGGTGACCCGATCGCCCTGGCTGAGAAGCGAACGACGGGGCCTAGCTTCCCGCAGCGGAAGGTCTTCCTCGTATCAACACCGACGGTCAAGGGCATCTCTCGAATCGAGAGAGAGTTCCTTCGCTCTGATCAGCGACGCTACTTCGTGCCGTGTCCTCACTGTGGTCACTTCGACTGGGTTCGCTGGGAGAACATCAGGTGGGAGAAGGACGAGCAGGGGAAGCCGTTGCCTGAGACCGCAGCTCTCGCGTGTGTCGAGTGTGGGGCGATGATCGAAGAGCATCACAAGATGGAGATGTTAGCCGGCGGCGAGTGGCGACCGACGGCAGAGGGGGACGGGGTCACGATCGGCTACCACATCTCGTCGTTGTATTCGCCCCTCGGCTGGTTCCCGTGGTCGGAGTGTGTCGCCGAGTTCATCGCCGCCCACGACGACCCGATCAAGCTGAAGTCGTGGGTCAACGCCGTCCTCGGCGAGACGTGGGAAGAGCGCGGCGACTCGGTCGACCCCGAGAGTCTACTGGCAAGAGCCGAGGTCTATCCGGCCGAAGTGCCTGACGGCGTCGGTGTCCTCGTCGCCTCTGTCGACGTTCAAGATGACCGTCTCGAAACAGCGGTCAAGGGCTACGGGGTCGGCGAAGAGTCGTGGCTGATCGCCTATGTGGTCATCACAGGCGACCCCTCGAAGGAGGATGTCTGGCGCACGCTCGATCACTTCCTCGGTCGGACGTGGCGGCATGAACACGGGCAACGGGTGCCGATCTCTTGTGCTGTCGTCGACTCGGGCGGTCATCATACCGATCAGGTCTATCGCTTCTGTGTCAGACGAGCCAGCCGTCGGATCTTCGCAATCCGTGGCGGCGCCGAAACGGGGCGACCGCTCGTGCCCCGTCCCTCGAAGCGAAACCGTTATCACGTCAATCTCTTCACACTCTGCGTCGACACCGGCAAGGGCACCGTTCTCTCGCGTCTCAGAGTCGAAGAGCCGGGACCGGGATATGTTCATCTGCCCTCGTGGGTCGACGCCGAATACGTCGCGCAGCTCACAGCAGAGAAGGCGATTCGGAAGTGGGTCAGGAATCGGGGGACCGTTCGCCGCTGGGTCAAGACGCGAGAGCGGAACGAGGCTCTCGATCTCGAAGTCTACGCGCTCGCCGCCCTCTACATTCTCGGGCCCGCCTTCGTTCGATCGTTGCCCGAGAGGGTCGCCGCCCTCTCGAAGCCGGTCGACTCAGACGACGAGCCCGAGCCGTCGCCTACGCCGCCACGCCGGCGTCGTGGTGGCTGGATCGACGGGGCGAAAGGTCTGTGAAATGCCGTCACTAGCGTCACTCGCGTCAGACAGACGAATCGGAGCCCGCCGTGTGGGTGACGGGCTCCGATCATCAGGGTCGATCGTCGGTCTGTCAGGCGTGACGACCGTCACGCGCTCTCGGTTGAAGGAACGGGGCCTCGAAGAGACTCGGGGCCTCGTCGGTCACGGCGTAGGCCCATGCATTCAGCCACACGGGCTCGCCCCCGCACATCGGGCAGTCCGTCGGCTCGTATCCCTCGGGCCAGTCCGGGTCGAACCGACCGTCGGCGGCGGCGGTGCAGTCGACCCACGTCGACCCGCAGTTCCGGCATCTCAGGGTCAGGACGTGCGACATCTTAGTTCCCCTCGCTCTCGAAGTCTACGCGCTCGAATCCGAAGCTCCATGTCAGATCGTTCGCCATCTCGACTGCGACGTCGAGAGTCATCGCCTGTCCGATGCACACGGCAGCCGCGACGGGGTCGACGCCACGAGACATCAGCTCGTCAGAATCGAGCTGCACGATCTCGTCGCTCTCGGTGTCGTGTTCCTCGTAGACCGTCCACACCTTGTAGAACTTCATCGGACGCCTGCCTTCCTGAGCTGTCTCAGCTCGTGTCGATAGTCGGACTCCCAACCGGGATTCGCCTCGAAGTAGGCGTCGAGGGCGGCGACGATCACATCCTGTGCGGTCGACGGGCCGTGATAGGTGCCCGCCCTCTTCTCACGAGACCGGAACGCGAGGAAGGCCCTGAATCGGGCCTCTGCCTCGACGGTCGTCAGTCTGAACGAGTGCTGAGTCGGCTTCGTCATCAGTCGATCTCCTTCCCGAGTTCGTTGATCGCGTCGATCAGGTCGTCAACGGTCTCGATGTCGCGCCAGTTCGTGACCCCGACGGTGTCGATCGTTGACAGCGCACCGGCGGCAGATTTCAGGGCGATCAACGCCCCCGTTTCGAGTCCGACGAGCAGGGCGATCGCTGCTCGCGAGTCGAGGCCCCGAATGTCGATGATGGGCAGCTCTTCGCCCTCGGGATC